CTTCTTTTCTCTTTTTGTGGATGTTAGCCCAAAGGCCAGCACCCTCTTGATGTTCCTTAAATGATTTCATTATTTTCTTTTCTTTTCTTTATCCAATAAAGCCATAATTGATGTTAATGTGGCTTTATCCTTATCCGAAATCTTATCCAGTTGTCTTTTATTTTTAATCTTCTCTAATGACTTTGCCCATGCAGCATCTGATTCGTGTACTGTCTGTTCTGGTTCATCAGTTCCAATGTGTGCACCTTTTTTCTTTAAAGATTTGGAAGCTGCGGTATCTTCTTTATATGCTCTGAGAAGTTTCTTTGCTTTCATTCTATCATGGTATTTAAATTTATAAAGCTTTCCATCTTTGTTATCTTTTAGAGTATATCCATCTCCAATCTGGCCCAGCTTGATAATTGTACCTTCTCTTTTATTACCATTATTATCATAGTAGTCTACTACTGTTCCAACTTTAATTGATTTTCTTGTTTCTGCACCCATACCTTTTCTTGCAAGAGTTCTATAGTTTTCTAATACAGCTTCTTCTGTATACTCAACAGATTCAAATTTTACATTTAATCTTTTAGCATGTTTGTTTAATAAATCTATGATTTTCATACCTTTATTTTTTGGATTTGCAAACTCATCTGCCAAAATATCGTCTGATAATATATAAGTATCTAATCTTTCATCAAAGTCCTGGCCTTCTTTAGAACCTACCTTTTTGTTACCATCTTTCTTTAACATCTTTGAAAGATGTTGCTTTGCCCTTTCAACTTCTGTTCTAGACCTGGACTTAATACCAATAGCCATTGTTCCTTCTTCAACTTCTTCTTTGGCCACTAATTTCCAACCTTGTTTTTTCATCTTATCAGCAGTCTTACCATCAACCTTACGAGTATAAGTGCCTTTCTTCATGACGTATTCTTCTTTGCCTTCTGATAAATCTTCTTTCATAGATTCTATGGTAGATTCATTTGCATATTGAAGAGCTTTCTTAACTTCTGGGTGTTTAGAAAGACCTCTTTTAATTTTTTCAATACCTTTTAATGCAAAGGTCATGGCACCGCCGTGATCTAATGCAAATTCTACCCCTTTACGGACGTTTGCATCTTTTTTAGCGCCTGGATTTTTTCTCATATAGACAGTAATTTCTTGACCTGTCAACTTGGACCCAGACATTTTCCCAAGTTTTTCTCTTAAATCTTTTAGTTTCATTTTTTCCCCTATACTTTGGCAGCGAGGTCTTTATCAGCCCCGCCCCATGTTCCTTTAGATTTTGTTACAAATGAATTTACTCTTGCTAATCCCCATTGTGTAGGATTAGTACCTGGTCTGTGACCAGTTCTCCAAGCTGCATATCCTCTATCAAATACTTTTCTTAATATAGCCAAAGGCATTCCCGTTTTATCAGCTTTCTTTTTAAGAGCCTCATCAGAACTTCCTTCGGTAATGTTAAAATCTTCAAATGTTAATTCACCAAACATTTGATCATATTTCTTAGTGTGTTTGGATGGTTTTGTTTTTGCTCTTGCATCTCCAGGAGCCTTTGTATATGCTGATGGATTATTATCATCTTTCTTTGCATTTTTCTTAAAATGTGCCTTTCTTTTATCAGATGTTGACTTTGATAGTCCTTTAAAATAATTACTTCCTTCTGATTGTCCTGGAGTAGACTTTGCATATTTCTTTGCTGTTTTATCAGTACCTACTTCACATACTTCTTCGAGCCATAATTTTCTATTACCTTCTTCTAAGGATACTGTAAGATAATTTGTACCTTTAGTAATAACAGTTCCTATTTCACCTGATGTATTAATCCGAACTTCATCGCCTACATTAAAAATATTACCTTTTACAAATCTTTCTCTTTCCTCAGATACTGTTTCTAATTCTACATGTTTACGAAATGATTCTTTTTTAAGGCCCATGCCTTTACGAAGAGCATAGTATAATACTTGTATACCTTCTCCTGGTACTTCTAATGAGTTATCAGCAAAACCTTGTAAATCACCTGCGGCGACAAAGGCCCTTAATTTAGATGCAGACATTCCTGTAACACCTTCTGCATCTGGATCCCTTGTACCAGCTGTAATTACTCGGATTCTTTCTTCGAATTGATAAAAGCCATGTCTATTCTTCTGGCCATTGTATTTGTTTAGTAAGATTTCAAATTCTTTTATTCTATCTGAACCAGCAACCATAGTCGCCTTAGTAAATCCTTGTTCATATAATTTTGTTGCGATGTCTAGTACTGTTCTAACATCAGCATCTGCCATAATGTTTCTTGCATGTCTTGGAAACATCTTACGCATGAATTTGATTTTTTGTTTGAATGGTAATGGATTCTTTTTAGAATCCTGAGACTTTGATGCATAGATACGATAAGTACCACCACGTGATACTTTCTTTAAAGTCTCGAAAAGTTTTTCGTGCCCTTCAGTGGGCGGGTTGAATCTACCAAATACGAATGTTACTTCTTTGGACGATTCTACGATATAATCGCTGAATTTTTTTATTGTCATTATCCTCGGTTCCCATTAGTTAGGACTGTCCCAACCTTTTATAATATCTTTACTGAAATTATTAGTAGAAAATTCTAATCGGTCTACTAATTTAACAGCACCACCTTCCATTCGGTCTATAGCCACAAATCCCTCAGGATTGGTTACTTTAAACCCGGATTTAGTTTTTACAAATGTACCTATTTTATTAAGTCCATTAAGTTTATTTATAAGAATTAATTTCGCATCCACTACAAAATTCTGTAAATCAAAGATATTTTTTAAGTTTTTTATGTTATTTTTACTAAAAAACGATAATAATTCGTCTCTTTTTTGTATTTGGACATCTTTTCCTTTTTGTGTACTTCTTTTATCTATCTCTTTAGCATATCGGTCATTTACAAACATTACTAGACCAGTTGAATGTTTCTTAGTATCAGTAATTCTTTGGCCTTCTCTTACTACTCGGTTATTGTAAATATTAATAATTAGATTAAGTTCTTTGTTTGATTCGATTTCTTTAAGTACGCCACTTTGAATTTGTTTAAATAATTTACCTGCATTAGATAATTTATCATTAAGTTGTTTAGTTTCATTGGCAGTTAGTGTTGCAGTACCAGATAAATCTGGAAGTGTTGCATCTACCATCCAAACTTTATTTGTCTTTTTTAATTTTGGTACAATGTCTCTACCAAATGAGGCCTTCATAGTTTCAAATGTTGCCCCTGAGTATGATGTGTGCCATACAACTCCGATTTCAGCTCTTGCAATCTCTTTAGCAAGAGGAGTATCAGTAGGTACTGCGTAAGCGATAGTATTAGGATGAAACACAATATGGCTAATTCCATTTATCTTTTCCTTTTTAAGGTCAGACTTATCATACATAAAGTCACCTTGAATAACACCCTTAATACCTAATCCTTTTAGGTTATCAAAAGCAAGTTTTAATTTCTTGGATAAATCACCTGAAGTGTCAGCATCGATATCAGCATGTGATTTATATATTTTTGGATTCTTTGCAAAGATTCCTTTTTTTGCAACAAAGAATTCTCCAGTTTCTGGATCCTCTCCTGCGAATACGGCAGGGGCGCCGTCCCATTTGACTGTAACATCTACAGGTGCTTTCGTGTTACCAGACAACATATCCCTCAGTGATCTAAGCGCCAGGATAGCTTGGCGCGCCCCCTTAACTCCACCATCAAGAATTAAATCCTCTATATGAATCATATGAGTGTTTTTTGCTTCAGTTAATGGTTTGTACGAATTAAATCTTATCATTTATATACCGCCTTAAATTCAGGTGTCATCTTTGCTAGGAAAGATGGTGCAGCCCTAAAGTTACCTTTATATCTTAATATAATATTACATAATGGTAAATTACCAATAATTAAATCGAACTTTAATACTGCAGCGCCAGCACCAGCATCGAATGCTTGTGCCGCACCAGGGGTAAACCTAAGGTCAATTTTACCCTTAGAAAATAAGTCATCTAGTTTACTTGTAACAGTATTGATATCCTTATATTCTCCTTTTTCAACAACAACCCCTTTTGATGGTCCATAGTCACCTATACCAGTAACTAAGGCAAAATCAAAATTGACTTTTTGCAAGTCTTTAAGGTCGGCCTTAAATATTAATTGTACTAATTGATTGGCGATTAAGTCTTTCTGAGCCATAATTATTTTCGCCATATCTTTAAAGAGTGATCTTGAAGTTTTAAGTTCTGCATTGATTAAACTATTAGGTACTCTTTGTATATACTGTTTCCAGTTTTTAGGAGTAGGTCTGTCCTTTTTTAAGTCAGCCATCATTTCTTTATCTAATAGTTTTTTCCTCTGTGCAGTTTTAATAACCTTTGTATAGAATTCACCAGCCTTTTGATCAAGTTGTTTCATTACCCTATCAAACTTTTTATCAGTAAAAAGTGTAGAAAATGATTTATTAATTAAAGTTGGATCCTCTTCGGTTAATCTCTTTTTCTTTTTAAGAGATACTCCAAGGAATTTGTTACCTTTCTTTATAATAAAATCGGAAGAATTAAAATCATTCATTCCGTGTTTTGATATTTTAAATTGTTTTACGTCATCGTCCCAGGATTGTCCTGTAAGATATACTTTATCAGCACCGCCGTAACCAGCACCGTGACAAGCTAGAGCCGCAGAAACGGCTTGACATAAATTAGGATAATCTCCAGTAAGAGCATCAACTTGACCTTTCTTATAACCTTTTACGGCACCAAGTCCAAGTTTTACTTCGTCAATAAGTTTATCCATTTCATCGGAGTTTTGAGGAGCCTTAAGACTTGCTTTTAAACAAAGTGCGGCAGTCATTAATTCATTAGGATCATCACCTGCACCTGACCTTTTACCTAGTGGTCTACAGTTAACATAAACATACCTACTCATCTCTTTATATTTAAATGCGTAGTCCTTACCTCTTCTTGCGGAGCTAACTTTTACTCTTTCTAAGTCTGGATGTTTTTCAATAATTTCAATTGCAAGGCCTGCAAATTTACTTCTATCTTTATCCAACATGAGCTGTGATACACCAAGTTTACTGGAGTTAGTTTTTCCAGACCTGGTGTCTAATGCAATTTCTGTATTGACTGAACCTATTTTATCGTCAAGGTCACCTAATAATCCTAATATAAATCCTTTTTCATTGGCCTCATTATAAACTAGATTATCAAGGTCCTCTAAAAGGGTTTTAAATTGTTTAAACCGTTGCATAGTTATCCTCCGTTAATACTATTTATAATAATTAAAATCTAAGAATTTTTGTAAGGTATAATATCTCCCTTTTTATTATAGGAAATTACTTTCATAGAGTGTAGTATTTCTACTGCATTTTCAGCACCTTGTCTTACCCCAATCTGCCATGAAGTATACCCACAGCCTACTAAAGCCACCAAAAATATTATATACTCAATCTCCATTATAGATTCATCATTAGTTTATATTCTTCTACAGACATGGTACCCATATCTCCATTATAATCCTTACGAATCATTGCAAGGTTATCGTATACTGTCAAACCACCTTTTGCGTGAGCATCGATATGACCAGCCTCAGCATCTACCATGGCCAAAGATTTTCCATCGATTGCACATTTAAAGTTTTGTTCGGCTAGTTTTCTTTCCTTTTGAGTAGTACTAAATGCTCTTTTTTTGTCCTTAATAGTAATTAAGGTGGATATATCTACTGTTTCTAATATTTGTTGAATAGGAAAATACACATGGTCATCTTTATCAAACTCTGTTAAACAATCATTAAACTGTTTTCCTATTGTTTTAGTAGAATCAAAGGGACTTGGGCCTTGAAGTCTAACAGGCTGACTATCGTACTTGTCTTGATACACGGAAAATTCTTTATGAATTGTATCAAAGAAGTTTTCATAGTCATGTATTTTAAAAACAGTATATGTTTCTTTTAGGTATAACCACAATCTATAAAAGAATACAAACTCCCTTTGTGTAAGTGTTCTATTATATCTGCGTTTCCTAATATTAGACATCTTTAGAACAAAGTCAAGATTTTCGTAAACCTTTTCTTTAATCTTAGATACATCAGCAGGATTAGATTCGTATAACACCTCGAGATGTTTATCAGTTGATGGTCCTAAACCATTACCAGCAGTTTCGATATAAAAAAGTCTGGCGACCATTTCGTCAATCCTAAGACCTTTATTATCGAACTGAATATGACCATAGTTCTTTTTAGTACTACCTGGGGATTGGCTGTATTCAAAGAGTGGGTGAATATCATTACCTACTCCTGGAATAACTCTTACTGTTTCCCTAATCACATTTGCGATTGGAGTATCTCCATAACTATTTAACATTTCTTGATGGTTGACTGGCGTAGTTTCATTTAGTGACCTAAAAATCAGACCTACTTGGTGGCCCTGAAGAGGTTTGTAAATAGTAAATGTGAGTTCTATATCAAAGAATTTTTGCCTTTCTTCTAGTGACATTTCTCTAAGAAGTTTACCTGACTTAAAATCTGGAAACTTATTTTCAAAGAATGCCTTGATATATCTTTTTCTATGACCACCATCTATGCTCTCGAAATCGT